AAAAAAATAAACCAGAGGGGGATGTTTCAGGAGGGGGAGGCGTGTGCGGGGCGTACGAGCTAGAGAGATCGCTTCCGTTTTTCCCTCCCCCCGGTCGCTCGCAGGCGGATCGGCCGGGCTCAACCCCTCCCCTCCCCCATCGCCCCTGGGGCAGACCTACAGCCTCGGCAGCTGTCTGTCCTGAGCGCAACCCACTGATTGCATTGCTACACGGGGGACGCGCTACAATCCACCGAGCGAACCGAAGCGCTTATTCATGGCGCTGGTCTCATCCGCAACCCGCCTGCGAATAGCCTCCACGGCCTCCGCTGAAATGCTCGGGCGCGCGCTCGCGGGTTGAATGGGCACCTGCTCACCACTTACAACCGCCTCTGGGCTAGCGGGTTCGGCTGCACTCAAGTCTGTACGAGTACCGGCTGTCTTGGTTGTTGGCTGCGTGGTTGCGGGCGCGATTGCCAGGTCTGCGATCTTAGTCATCGTTGACGGTCCCTTCGATTTCGAGCGGGGTTGGGGCGATACCGGGCGGCAATCTCACAACCACACCAGCGGAGAGCGTGGTCTGGTTATTGACTGTCACGTTCACCCGAGCGCCTGCGTCGGATCCGACGGTATCTCCGAGGAGGGCTTGGGCGGCCTTGAGTTGGACGGTTCGGTCTGCGGCTTTGCCTTCGCCTGGTTCATCGACGAGTTGGACGATACGCTTGATGGCGGCGAGTTTGGCTCCGTCTCGTATGGCTTCGATTTCGGCGTTGTATGCTTTGAGGAAGATTGCCTGTGTAAACAGGTGTCGGGCGTGTTTGACGCGCATATTGAGGACGCGAGCGGCTTCCTCGATTGTGAGAGGCTCGCCGACGAGGAGCTGGCGCTTTTTGCCGGGTTCATCGATGGTGCTGATGTCGCGGTAGTGGTAGTCGAGGAGGCGTTTCTTGTCGCATCCGTGGACTGTGTATTGGATGAGCAGGCGATGCTTTGGGTCTAGTTCTTTGAGTGGGCCCATGAGGGCTTTGGGGGCTCTCGCGACTGCCTTGGGTTTGGCGCTCTCTACGGCGCTTCCGGTTGTCGCGCCTTCGATCTCCCCTTTGGGGAGGGAACATGTATCATTCATATCTTCGTTCGCTAGTCGCTCACTCAGAATGGAGTCGTCGCGCGGGGAAAACTGCGGGTTTTTGTGTTTGGCCGAAACGCACCAATAGCGCTCGTGGTTATTTGTGCTGTTATTTCAATTGGTTGCCTTGCCTGATTTGGGCGCAGATTTATATTGACTGCCTCCCCCGATTTGTGCCTAAAAAGCACATGCGCCACGTCATCCACCCTGACATGAAACAGCGTCTATTGGCCGCCATCGCAGCGGGGGACCTGACCCCTTCCGAAGTGGCGACCTATCTCGGCGTGCACCGCATGAAGGTCTATCGCTGGCTGGACGAATACGAGATTGATTGGAGCCGGGCGCGGGAAACATATGTGCTCGGTGCGGTCGCGAAGTGGCTCGCCAAGCCCCAGGTCAGCAAGAAGCAGCTCAGGCTCCGAGCCGAACGGGCCAAGCGTATATTCGACTGGCGCAAGGCTACAGACGAGAAAGCTAAGCCCGTCGACAATTGCGACACACAGGACGATCAAACGTAACCTCTTCGATTGTGTAACGCGCCATATTGAGGCCCCCAGTCTCAACCACGCCACACAGGCTTCTCCCGTCCTTCCACCAATGAACGACGCCCTTAGGCCCATTGGGGACGAGATACAGATAACCCGAACTCGACGGGCTGAACCCAATCAGCCAGCGATAATCCTCCTTCGTTATCTCGCCCGCCTCATACTGCCGACGACATTCCGCCAGGTTATGCGAAAGATCGTATTCCATAGCCTCTCCTAACCCATTGCCACATTACGCATTTGTAACTTTCTTCCCTCTCTTGTAATTTTCTTATTGACGCCTACGCCCTTCGCGCATATGTTCCTCCCATGGGTTGCCAGACCCACAACCGAGGAACGTCGCCATGCACTTCATCTGCGTCATATTCATCTCAGAACTGCTCGGCCTTTGCGCCGCGTTCCTGATCTACGAAACATGCGCGCAAATCCGCGTCGCGGTCCGCATACGGAGGCGCTGAAATGACCCCGCAAACTCCCCACGATTGGGCAGCGCTCGGTTTCGCCTGCGCCTCCCTGATTGCAGTTCTCGCGCATGTCTACAACCAAGTGGACAGAGTGACGTATCGCCTAGCGCGCGAGCGCCAACAAGACGCAAAGCGCAAGATGATTGAGCAACAGCGCGCCGAGTTGCAAGAGCGGATCGAGCGGCTAAAGAATGACCACCCGGACTGGTGGAAATAGGGAGACGGGCGATGGCATTTGAAACAGATTACGACGCGGTCACCTTAGCCGCATGGGAAACTTGGACGAACAATGGCCTCAATATGGACGAAGAGGATCGCAAGGAAGCGCTTCAGCAGGTCCGCGACGCCGCAACTAATAGTTGGGTTGATGGAATGAGCGAAATAGAATGGCTGCGCGCGACGTTAAATAGGCTTGGCGTCGACCAGGAATAGCTTCCAACATGCGCGGGTTCCCTTTCCTCCCTACCGCGCATAAACTGGCCCGCCGGCGGATATGTCCCCGGCGGGTTTTTTATGACCAAGGAGACGTTTGAAATGCTGAAAGCTACTATGGTAGCGGCAGCCCTCATTGCCGCATCCCCAGCCCTCGCGCAGGGCTCGTCCTGGACAACGCAAAGCGGCACGACCTACTACCAAGATCAGCACGGCCTCTCGTCCAGCTACCAGGACCGAGTTGGGCAGACGCACGTCCAGACCTATGACGGCCGCACGGGAACGGTTTGGCGCGATGGCGGCGGGATAACCCATTACGACGGCGACGCGTTCGGGCGCTGAAAACGGAAGAGGGCGGCCCTGCCAGGGACCGCCCTCGGCGCACGCCCTACCGAGGAGGAGGACGGCGCAATCTGGCTAAGGGAATGACGTTACGCTTCGGCCGATCTTTTACCGCGCGCCGTCACTTCCTGCAATCTGGCTTTCGCCTTCGCCGACTTGGCGAGCCCACCCTTGCGAGCCAATGCGCGGCGCTGCTCAGCGGTTGTTTTGCGAGCCCACGCGCGACCGCCCTTTTTACCCCGCGCACTCAAAACTTTTTTCAGATTCTTCTCGGATGCGATTGATATATCGTCGCTTCCGCCGTGCTGACTAGTGCTCGGCACAAGAACCAAATGGCATTTGAGAGCGCCCAGGAGAGCCGGGAGGCTCATATCGCCGGGCCGTTTAATCCCTACCATAAGTTTCCCGGTATAGCCACCCTGTAATCCCGCGATGTCGTCGATCGCCAGGTTATTCAACCCGAGATCCGCCTTGCGCTTCCGAAGCGCGACCCTCAGCTCGTCGAATGTGCGAATGGCTATGATCGCGTCCATATCAGCCCCCTGCCTTCGGCCGCGCCTCTCGCGGCGTGAGATACCCGTATTCGACCAGGCGACCGGCCCCAGGCTGGCCATCCGGTATCCGCAGCGGGACGCCATTCGCGTCCTGGCGCATCGTGTAGGGCAGGATGCCGGGCCGGTTGATCTCCGCATCCCAGTCGGCGAGCTGGGCCGCCGTGTAGGCCAGCGCCTGCGGCTGTGGCAGCCTGGCGAACTGCGGGGCCCTGCCACCGATTGCCGCGAACTGAGCCTGCTTGCGGGCCTCCAACTCGACCTTCTCGCAGACGGCGTACATCTCTCCGGCGGTCGGCGGGAACTGCGTCGCTCGCTTGCGGAGAGCGTCACATGCGGCGGAAACTACTTCCGACGAGAATCTCGACATGTTCTCGAGATACGACGCCAGCATCCCCGCCATCTGCGTCTTGTCCGATGTAGCCATCGAAGGGAAGCCGAGCAAAAGCTTCACCAGATTTTTCTGTTTCTCTTCCGTCATTTGCGAATAACTCTGCTGCGATGGCGCCCAATCCGTTGCGATACTGGCCGGGCTGCGGGCCGGCGCGAGGTTGCTGGAAGCGGTTGGCGTTCCCGACCCAAGTTCGCCAGGCTGCGCCCCAGTCGGCCATCAGCGAGCCCTTCGCCCGGTGGTGATCTCGGAACCGTGGCCATTCGCGCTGCATCGTCGCCTTGTCGAACCCAGCACGCTTGGCGGCCTCGACGTCGGCAGGCGTCGGCATCGCATCCGGTGCGATCTGCGATCGAGCCTCAGCCCGTTTTCGCTTGGCGGGCGCGCCAACAACTGAGCGAAGCGAGGTTGTTGGGATAGGGGGTGTATTTTTTAGGGGGGTATGGGGGGACATTTTTAGGGGGGAAGGTTGTTCCGCGGATTCCGCGGAATTCCGCGGAATTGATTTGCGAACCCTGTCGGCAGCGCGACGCCTTTCCGCCTGCTCGTCTTTGACGATCACGGGCTCGCGCTTCGCCAACATGGCGGCGACCCTTCCGCAGATTTCCGCGGAAACACCCTCCCGAACCATATCGGCGATCAGCGTGGCCACGTCGTCAGCCATTGCGCTTTACCGCCTTGAGGTCATAGCCGAGGACATCCAGGGCGGACTCGACGTTGTCGATACGGCCCATTCTCCTATTGGCGGCCCAACTCTGAATGGTGTTGTGACCGAGCCCGGCGCGCTTTTCCAGGGCGTTTCTGGTGATCCCTTGCATCTTGCGCTCGTCGGCGATCAGTTTTATTAGCGGGTGCAGTTTCATCACGCCCCCCAATAGGCCAGCAGGACGGGCTTCAACCGGCAGAGCTCGGCCAGCCGCTCGACGCGCACCCGGAAGATTGGATCTTTCTCCATCAGCTCCTCGACCTTGCGGGAGCCATAGATGACGGTGGTGTGGTCGCGGTTGAAGGCTGACCCCAGGCCGAGCAGAGACGCGCCAGTGAGCGCCCTGGACAGCCACATGGCCACTTGCCGCGGGAGCACGATGTTATCGGTGCGGCGGGGGCCGACGATCTGGTCGGCTGTGACGTTGAAGTCGTTAGCGACGATCAGGATGATCGACCTGATCCTGACCTTGCGGTACTCGCCAGCCGTCGTTTGGAGAATGGGAGCTTGGTTCTTGTTCGGAAGCCCGCGCCATCTGGATGGAGGCCGGGGCGTGTATATCTGCCCTTGGGGGATGCCCATGCGTGCGCGGGCCTGGCGCCAGCGTTCGTGAAATTCAGGCGCTGTTTGTGGCTGCATCTTCTTCTCCCAATTGGCTTACCTCGACGACAAGCGAGGCGATGGGGCCGTATTTTTTTTGGACAGTCAGCTCGGCGACCTGCGAGTCGTCGACGTAGACGATGCGATTGCAGGCGTCCTTGACGAGCTTGGCGACGTTGTCGGCGTCCGGCTTCGTGACCTTCCAGATGGTCGTGGCCATCTTCTTGGCCGACCAGCTCTGCGGATGGAGATACGTGGCGCGGATGGTCATGCGCAGCGGCCCGCGGAAGGCGAGTGCTCCGTTCATGGCGCGCGACGCCTCCAGGGCGACGAGGCTTTCGAATGCTTGTGTGCGGGCCGGCGTGAATGCGTGGCCGGTAGACCTGACAAAGCGCGGTCGCCCTTTGCCAATTGCCTCGACAGGGACAGAGAAAGCGATCATGGGCAGACCGTGGAAATGGCGCCGGGCTATCCCTAGCGGGATGCACAACACGCCACGGCCCGGCGGCATGGCGAGACGCTACGCTTACGCTACGCGACCTCAGCCGGCCCGCTCAAAGTCGGTCTGCCGAACTCGGATCTTCCGCTCCTTGGCGACCTGCATCAGATGCAGTTTGACCCGCGCGGGCAGGCCGTGACGGCGCCAGTAGGTGATGGTGTGGGACGACGGCCACTTGGACCGCGGAGCGATCGGCTTCAGGGCCGCAATCGCCGCCTCTTCGCCGCCTAACTTGTTAAAGATTGGGAACATGTCTACATAGTAAAAAACTTCTGGGGCTTGGCAAGCTCTTTTTTACAGCCCTGTAAGTTTTTTACTGTTTTGAGTGGCGTTCACGGAGGTGTAAAATGCTGAATTCAGGAGCGATTCACGGACCACGAACGATGATAAAAAAAGCGAAAGCGGCGCCCAAAAAGATAGTTAAAACAACCGCCCCTCCCCCAGAACCAGAGGCGGTCGCGATCGGGAAGAGGATTGCCTACTTTCGCGATTTGAAAAAGGACCGCAACAAACAATTCGACGACGCCGCCTTTGGCAAGGCGATCGGGAAAACCAAGTTCACAATCCAGAAGCTTATCAATGGGTCGGCATGTCGCGGCTTCTACCGGCTGGCCGAGATCGCGACCGCCCTCGACGTCACCCCGAACGATCTTCTCGGAGTCGAAAGCCAAGGCGTTCCGCGCTCGCTCCAGGGTGCTATTGCGGCGTCATATTTGGGCTTCGATCTGAGCCCTGAAGATTCAGAAGCCCTCGCTCGAAGTGTATTACAAATCTCCCAAGACGCTCCAGCTCTTTCCGCTCGTGGGGATCGGGAGCTCTCTGTTCGCATTCAATCAGAAACATCAACTCGTGCATTTCTTGCAGCGCTGCGGCGCGCAACTTGATTAACTTGTCGTGCATTGTCTAGCTCAAGAATAGTGATTTGCATCCGAGGTTTAGTCTGTGGCGAATTTGTGAACTGAGCAATAGACAATCAACGCCAAAAATATTTTTTGTAAGTTTTTTCCACAATAAGGTTGACGGTGTAACTTTCTTCTCGTAGCGTGAGAGAAATCATCTCACGCGGAGCAGAGAGCTTGCAAGGATTTTATACAGACATGGCAGCGGCGGATTATCACGCCGACCCCTGCCCCGAACCATCTCTGTCTTCGTCGATCGCCAAGATCCTGGCGTGGAAGACCCCTCGCCATGCGTGGCAAGAGCACCCGCGCCTGAATGACAAGCGTGAGACCAAGAGCGAAAGCAAATTCGACATCGGCTCGGCGGCTCATGAAGTGCTGCTCGGTCGTGGCGCCGGGATCGACGTCATCAATTTCGACGACTACCGGAAGAAGGAAGCGCAGGAGCTGCGCGACAAGGCGCGGGCCGCCGGCAGGACGCCGTTGCTAGACAAGGAAATGCGCTTGGTCACAGAGATGTGCTGGCGCGTCGGCGGGCGCCTGCAAGAGGAAGGCATCAGCCTGACCATCCCGGAGCGCGCCAACGAGGTTGTCGCCATCTGGCAGGAGCCGGGCCTGTGGCTGCGGGCGATGATGGACTCCTATGCGTTCCCCTACATCGACGACCTGAAGACGACGGAAGCTAGCCTCGACCGAGCGTCTCTCGAACGGCAAATTGCCAACCTGAACTACGACCTGTCGGCGGCCTTTTACATCCGCGGCATGGAGGCGCTGTTCCCGGAGCTGAAAGGCAAGCTCAAGTTTCGCTGGATCTTCGTCGAGGCCAAGCCCCCGCACGAGCTGCGCGTGATGGAAGCCTCCGGCATGACGCTGGAGATCGGCGCCCGCAAGGTTCAATTCGCCATCGACAAATGGCGCGCCTGCATGGCCTCCGGGGAATGGCCTGGCTATCCGAAGGGGACGCAGACGGCGTTCCTGCCTTCATGGGCCGAGGCCGCGTGGTTGGACCGCGAGAGCGAGGCGAGCAATGTTCGAATTTACTGAAGCCAAGCGCGAGAACGTGTCGCTGCTAATCGCCCTCGCCGGCCCATCCGGCAGCGGCAAGACCAAGAGCGCACTGCGGTTGGCGGAAGGCATGGCGGATGGCCGGCCGATCGCCTTCATCGACACGGAGGCGCGGCGCGGCCTGCATTATGCCGACGCCCATAAATTCCTGCATGTCGACATGCGCCCGCCGTTCAAGCCCGAGCGCTTCATCGAGGCTATCCGGGCCGCCGAGAAGTCCGGCGCCGCCGTGGTCATCATCGACAGCTTCTCCCACGAATACGACGGCCAGGGCGGGCTGATTGACTGGGCCGACGAGCTGGCCGAGCGCGGCGTGAAGTCTCCGGGAAACTGGAAAGAGCCGAAGATGGCGCACAAGCGGCTCATGAACGAGCTGCTACAGTGCCGGGCCTCCATCATCTTCTGCCTGCGGGCCGACGAGAAGATCGAGATCATCCGCGAGGGCGGCAAGACGCAGGTTCGCCCGCTCGGTTGGACGCCGATCTGCGAGAAGCGGTTCATGTATGAGATGACCGCCAGCTTTACACTGACCGCAGACCGGCCGGGCGTACCAAATTTCAGCCTGCCTCACAAGCTCCAGGAGCAGCATCGGTCCTTCTTCCCGGAATGCCAGTTCATCGACGAGCAGTCTGGGTCCGAGTTGGCGGGATGGGCCAAGGGCGGCGTCGCTCCACCCGCCACACCACCACGCGATCGCGCCGAGTTGATGCCGATGGGCGACCAGGCTGCCGAGACAAGCCTCATGATGCTGAAGGTGTTCTGGGAGAACCTGACGCCGGCAGAGAAGCAAGTCGTCGGCGGCGCCGCGCAGCTCAATGCGTGGAAGAAGATCGCAGAAGATTCGGAACAGCCGGGGGAGTGACCGTGATCTATCTCTCCGACCAGCAGATCGCCAAGCGCGTCGGGCTGCCGCTTTCCAATTGGGAGGCGGCGGCATCCGTTCTGGAGCGGCACGGCTTGCCGAAGCGCGACCCACTGTTCCAAGATCGGCGATGCTGGCCGGCTGTAGAAAAATTCCTGATCGACCGGGCGCGCCAGAGCCCTAAACCCGAGGAGAATTATCATGGATTTGGACGCCCCAGGGCTGGAGAGAAAGCCAAACAAGGACGGGATGCGCCTGTATTGGAGAGCGACCAAGCGCGCCCGCGAACTCGGCTACGCGCCGTCGATGGTTCGGCTGATCGGAGAGACCGATGAAGAAGTCGCGTCCGAATGCCGTATCTTACAAGCCGAGATGCTTGAGTGGGTTTCGCAAAAGGAAGGTGCCGCGGATTACGTGGCTGCAAACCCAACTCTTTCTGCGCTCTTTAGACAATACCGCCTGCGTCCAGAGAGCCCGTTTGCTCGCGTTAAATGGAACACAGCACAGAAAGATTATTCCTGGCGTCTCGACGCGCTTGAAGCCGCGGCCGGCGATGTCAGGGTTTCGCAAGTCAATCTGTCTTTCTTGCGTAGGCTCTACGAGGATGCGTCAGATGGCGGCGCCCACATCACGAAAGCGCACAAGCTCATGGGTATGCTCCGGCGCGTGTTCTCTTTCGGCGTCGCGGCAGAGATCGAGGGTTGCGATCGGGTTGCCGCCATTCTTGCGAACACCACATTCGAAGCGCCCGCACGTCGAGCGGTTGCAATGTCGGCGGATCAAGCTCTTTGTTTTGTCGATGTCGCGAAAGGGAATGCCCGTTCGTCGTTGGCACTTGGCACTGCTCTCCAATTCGAATGCGGAATGAGGCAGAAGGACGTGATCGGGGAGTGGGAGCCGATCCCGGCCGGCGGCCCGACGTCCAATTGGGTCATGAACGGCAGGCAATGGGCGAACGGGCTGACGTGGTCGCACATCGACGACAACTGGCGCCTGACCAAGCGCACGACCAAGACGGGCTCGGTCATCTCCCACGATCTCACGCTCTGCCCCATGGCGTTCGAGCTGCTCGAGGCCGTGCCAGAGAGCCAGCGCGTCGGCCCGATCATCATCGACGAGAAGGCCGGGCGCCCATACGCCAACAATCGCTATCAGGAAGAATGGCGCGTGGTCGCCAACGCCGCCGGATTGCCGAAGGATCTGCGCAACATGGACGCTCGCGCCGGAGCGGCGACCGAGGCCGACGAGGCTGGAGCAGCGCTGGACGACATCCGCCCGACGCTGGGGCATTCGGACAGCCGCACGACAGCGCGCTATGTCCGCGGGCAATCTCTTGAGCAGAGCCGCAGAGTGGCCGAGCTAAGGCTTGCTCATAGGAGGAAGAACGGGGGTTGAACAGTCAGCTTCCACCGCGCGTCCACCGCTCCACCGCCTGATCTAGTAAGTGATTGGTTTAATTGGAGCGGGCGAAGGGGATCGAACCCTCGCATACAGCTTGGGAAGCTGGGCGAGCGCGCTGTTTTTGCGTGCTAACGGTGGAAGGCTATGAGTTGAACCAGCCCTTGATTAAGTCCCGCCCGCCCTCGGCGACGAGCCAGTGGAAGCCCGCCCATGCGGCGCCGATGATCGCGAAGATGATCGTCACCTTCTTGCCGATCGTCGCATAGGCTGCTTCTGCTCCTCGCGCTTCTGCCTGGCGCTCATCCTCATTGCGGACGAGAGCCGAGACCTTGGCGTCCAGCTCGCGCACGGACGCCTCAAGCGTTGTCAGGCGGGCAATGATTATCCCGCATTCTTCTGACCCGTCTGGCATCTCACTGCGCCCGCGTTCCGCCGGTTACATTCCAATCCTTCGCGGCGATCAGGCCGATGCCTGCCATTAGGGCAGGCCAGTGCTGGTCGGCAAGGAGCGTCTGGGCCGCTGCGACGATCTGCGATAGGCTCGTCGCGTCTCCGGCCGCGGTGAGCGCCGTCCCCACAGCGATCAGCACGCCGCCGGCCGCCTTGACCGTGATGGCGATGCCGGGAACGCCCGTCCAGGGGTTGCCCGCGATCATGTCGGCGAGGGTGCCAAGAAGTTTGATGTTCATCACTTCACCTCGTCGTTGAGGTTGCCGATCTTGTCGAGAAGCGCCCTGAGCCGGTCCAGCACGTCGTCGGGCTCCTTTGTCACCACGCCGCCGGTCTTCAGCGTTTCAATGTCGGCGCGGATCTTCGGAATGTCGTGCAGGACCTGGATGACTGCGGGGAGCAGCTTTTCGAGAATGAGGAGAACGCTCGGGTTCATGTCCTGGCCTTCCGTGGTTGGCTTTGTTTTCCGGCTGTCGAGGAAGAAGATGCACATGCCCCCGATGATCGCCCACGGCAGCCAGGTCGACCCGACCAGGCCGGGGAGGTGCTTGCCGGAGAAGATCATGAAGGCAATGACGAGGGCCGCCAGACCGGGCGCGGACGTCCAGCCATCGGTCGCCGGCTTCAGGACGGGCGGGATCTTGATGGGGTCAGCCGGCGCCGGCTGCGTATCGAACAGCGCATAGACCTGGCGGGCGTATTTGATTCGGAGATCTGGCTTGCGGCCGGCGGCGCTCGGGCGCTCGTAGATGTCGCAGATGTTGAGCGTCAGATTTTCCAGCGAGCGGTTGCCGGGGTTGACCAGCATCCGCCAGAGGCCGGGATAGTCCCGCTTGCACTCGTCCTTAAAGTACTGGACTTGGACGGGGAGCGTGTCCCAATCCTTGCGGCGCTGGAGCTCGTCGAGGCGATCGAGGCGCCATTGCAGCAGGCCGTCCGAGCCGTGATCTTTGGGGCCGGTGGTGATCGGCCGCATCAGGTTCTCTTGCCAGCCATTGCCGGCGACCGCCGCCGCAGAGACCAGCGGGAGGGGGTCAGCCCCCGACATGCACTCCCGCACGACGAGCCTGGCGTTTGCGAGAATGGCGTCCTTCGTCGTCATAGCTCGGCCGTCGCAGACCAGTCGAAGGAATAGTAGTAGGCGACCTCCGTCGCGGTCACGACCGCCGAACGATCAGAATTGACCGCGACTGTCGCCGCCACATTATCAGTCCAGGAGCCGGAATATTTGTAAGACGTCTTCGCCGAAGTCCCGGCGTTGTCGTAAACCGTTACTGTTGGCGCCGACCGCATGGTCATAGGGAAGATGATCGGGCTATTCTCCCCGGTGCAGCCGCCGAGGTTGCCGACCGTCACGGCGCCTGACCCGCCGGTGCGGGTGGCGCCGGGGACTGTCCCCTGGGGATAGCTCTTGGAGAAGAAGCGCTGGCAAAGGGACAGCTCGACCGGCGTCGGACGGCGCTCGGGGGCATAGTCTGCGGTCGCCCATGCGCCGGGTCGCAGCTCGACGTCTGTGATGTCGTAATAGTCGTTTGCCCCAGCGGTCCCGCTTGGCGAGAAGGAGAAGCTGACGGCAAGCTGGGTGATGTCCGCCCCGATCGCCGCCTGTGCGCTGAAGACGGCAAAGTCCGTTCCGAGCGTCACAGTCCCGGTCGAGATTACGGTCTGGTTTGTCCAGGTCGACGCCGCCAGTGACGCGGCGCTCTGGTTCGTTCCCTTGCCTCCGACTACGGAGTAGCCCAGCGTGCCGCCGGAGAAGTCGGCGCCCTTCCGGGCCCGGAAGAACAGCGTGACCGTCTTCCCCTGCAAGTCGATGTTGGCGTCCGTCTCAAGCGGCTGCGCTAGGTAGACCGTCGGGGTCGCCGTCGTTGTCGAGACGCGCTTAACCCGGAGCGCATAGTTCACGCCGCCGGTTTTGACGGACACGCGCTGAGCCGAGAAGCCGCTGGCCGACGTCGAGATATACCCATACCAGCGATCGACCGTGTAGTTCGTCACGCCAGACGCCGTGGCAAGCGTCGCCGCCGCGCCGGCATTGCGCTGGTCGATCTCCATCCCGCCGTTGAACAGCCGGTTCTGGAAGCCCATCGCGAACTGCGTCGGGTCGAGCGCCAGCGTGCCAGTAGTGGTGACGGCGCCACCCTTCAGGCCAAAGCCCGTCGCGACGCTCGTGACCGTGCCGCCGGTCGCATTGACGCCAGCCGGCCCGCGGAAGTTGATGGCCTGCGACCAGTCGTCCAGCGTGTCGGAGAGCTTCACGAACAGCAGCGGACGCCCCGAGGCGTCGTCGAGCTGGGCGAAGCGGAACCCCTTCGACTTGTCGCCCCACTGCGCGCGCTCAGATAGCGGGCCGGAGGCGTCGAACCCGAACGGCTGCGCCCGATAGCGGCCAAGCGTCGTCCAGAACTCACGCAGCGAGGACAGGACATAGCCGACGGTCTGGTTGAATTCGCGGCGGCCGATGCCCGGCGCCGTCGGCATGACGGTCTGGCGCGGGTGGATCTCGCCGTAGATCTCGACCGTGTCCGCCGAGATGGCGGGGGAGAACGCGACGCGGCCATCCGTGAGGGGCTGGGAGAGCGTGTTGAGAGGCGCGCCACTGGCCGAGACGAGCGCCCAATAGGCAGTATTCAGGTCGTCGCCATCCACGACCACCCGCAGGTCGCTCTGGTCCCCATAGACGGGGAACGGCACATCGACGTAGCTCGTCGACACGCTCGCCAGCGAATATGAGACATAGCGGTCTGCGTCAGCGACAGGCGGGACGGGAGGCGGCGTCGACATGGGCGGGCTGATCCAGGTTGCGCTTGCACGCTACGAACCAGCCCGCTCCCCAGCGACGCACTCCTTACGGCATTCCGTATTGGTTAACGGGGTAAGGATAGGTGTAAGGCGTATATGTCAGCGTATGCGTGCCAGCGCCGGAGGGCTTGGATGATGTGATGCTGTAATCAATATCCCCTTGCCCATAACCACCGCCAGAAACGGTGTGAGGGGTGCTTTTGAAGTAATTGCTGTTGTTGACCAAATTCACGCCCGTCGTATTCGAACACGTCCCGCCCGTCGTCTTACATCCCGCTTCCGGTCCATTATGCCAAAGATAAAGCGGGAAGCTTGTCGGCTTGTTCCCAGACGTAATCTGAGAAAACGTCTTGCCGCCATTGCGCCCCATCTGCGTCAGGCATGGCCAGCCAGGCGCGCTTGCGTCTCCGGCATTGCCGTCCCAGGTTCTTGACCCTTGGCAATTAAGAAGTGGGTCGCCTGTCTGGGAATTGTCGTTGCGCGGGTCGCCAAACCTGAATGCGTCGACGGGCCAATTCACGATCTGGTTGTTGTAAAACAACCCAGTGCCGCCGCCTTGCAAACGAGATGGCGTCGTATAGCCATTGTCGGCGAACGTCCACGTAAACGTATTGCCGTAAACCTCTATCCATTGATGATTGATAGAGTTCCCGTTCGTCCAGTGGGCATAGATGTAAGCGTTCGTCGTCGTGTTATAGCGGAATACAACCCGCGCCCCTGTGTAATCCGTGTCGAGCGTAGCGGTCCCATACCCACTATCTAGACCTTCAAATGAGTTATCCTCGACGTATAGGTTCTTTGCTCCACCCGGTTCGTAAGGTAGCCCTAGCGTGCTCGCGCCACCTGAGCGGTCTGCCGTGCATCCGCCAGGGTGCATCCAAGAGAAGTTATAGTGGCACCAATCCTCGTCCGTCACCATAGATGTAAAAATCTGAGCCTCTTTCAGGTTCACGAATTCGTTGTGGTCTATGAGACCATACAACGGCCCCCAGACCTTGATATTGCCTTCAGGGGCAGAATTTGGCGTATAGAAACGCATATGGTCAATTCTGAACGCCCCGCGCATTGTCGGAGACGACCAACCGGTGATTTGTATTCCCGCTGCCGTCGCAGACGTATTCGTTAGGCTTATACCAGAGATGCGGAAAACTGGATTGTTTGCCGCTGTTACCGTCACATCAAAAGCATTGTTGTCCGAAAACGTGATGTTCGTCACGCCAAGCCCGGCGCCTTTGATAATCACGTCCGTGTCAGAAAACGACACGCTTGACATGGAGCATGTCCCGGACCCGATCTTTACCGTGTCTCCATCCGCGCTCGCATCAATGGCGTTCTGAAGATTAGTTGTAATGTTGCCAGAGCAGGCGACAGTCCGAACCGTCCCCCTGTCTAAATCAGTTCCACCGGACGGCTGGATTGACCAGACGAGTGTTGCCGACCCTGTGCCGGAGGCATTTGTCGCCGTGATCGTGGAGTTAAACGTGCCTGACGCAGATGGCGTGCCGGTGATCGCCCCCGTCGAGGTGCTTACACTCAACCCGGTAGGCAGGCCGGAAGCCCCGTAGCTCGTCGGTGTGTTCGTCCCGACTATCTGATATGTCGTGATTGCAGACCCTTGCGTGCCGCCAGCGCTCAGAGATGACGTGATCGTCGGCTTCGCAGTTATCGTGACAACAAGCGTCTTTGTTCCTGTGCCGAAGCTGTTCGATGCAGAAAGGCCAGTGTTGAGTGTTCCTGTGCTCGTCGGCGTGCCGGAAATTAAGCCGGTTGTGCCGTTGATCGACAGGCCCAGAGGAACGCTGCTAGCGGCATAGGTTGTCGGGCTGTTCGTCGCGACAATCTGATAGCTAAATGGCGACCCAACGATACCGCTCGCCGTCCCCGCAGACACAATCACAGGCTTCCCAGAAAGAACATTCAGCGGTAGGACGGCCGATCCAGTCCCATAGGCGTTTGTTGCGGATATGGAGAGATTATAAGACCCAGCCGCCGTGTTCGACGCGACAGTGACTAGGCCGGTCCCTTGATTGATCGTAACGCCCGCAGGCAGGCCAGAAGGCAGGCCAGTGACATTGTAGCTGTAGGGACTACCAGAAGCCTCCACCTGATACGTCGCAGACACGCCTTGCGTGACCGTCCACGTCGTTGTTGAAGAGGTGATAATCGGCGCGCCTGTGCCAACGGTCAAAGTCAGCGTCTTGCTTGGAGAAGTCCCCAAGCCATTCGTCGCCGTCATTGCAATGCTGTATGTCCCTACCGTCGTCGGCGTCCCGGAGAGGATGCCGGTCCCTGTGTCAAAGCTCAAACCTGCAGGGATTGGGGAAGCAGTAAAGCTAGTCGGAGCGTTCGTTGCCGAGATGGAATAGGAAAAGGCAGAGCCTTGGTTCCCAGAAGCCGTGAGGCTGCTGTTGATGACCGGCGCTGTGACCGTCGCCCCAGGCTTGGCCTTTAGCTCAAGCGTCTTCATCTGGAGCTGACTCCAGGGGAAGTGGATGAACTGGTTCGGCGTGCGGCAGGTCGATGACCAGAGCGGGTTTGCCCCGGCGCTGTAGCCGGTGACGCTCGCAACGCCGCCAACCCCACAGCCGTAAATACCGCCGTCTTTGATATACGGGTCAGGAGACCCATAAGGCGGGGTGAAAGTGTTTGAGGTATCGCCGCCGACAGTCCCATTGCCGCCGATGTTTTGAATGCGGATTGTCACGGCCCCGCCAAGGTCATTGACGATGAAACCGTAGTCTCGCGCCGCCTTCGCGAACATCTTGACAAAGTCCGACATATGAGCGCCGCCGCCATCCGTCCAGGCGTCAACGTCGAAATTGCTCGGCAGCCGGAAGATCGCCCCCTCCGGGATGCTCCAGGCGCTTGTCGACGCGCCATCGCTGTAATTCGCAATGGGGCCTGAAAAATAATCCTTCATGACTTCTGGAAGGATAATGGAGACCATATGCGGAATTGTCCCGCTTCTTAGTTCCTCGACAGTTGGCGTATAGCCGAGATGAGGGATTTGCGAACCAGTGACGCCAGGAGGAATGTCCTGGCCGCCGTAATATCTTATCCCATAAGTAGTGTATGCCGTGTTATTCGGCCAAATGCGAACAGGCTTCCAGGTGCCGTCGCTTTTGGACACATTGTCCATATAAGCCATATTGCATTGAGTGAAACGGTTGTTCGTCGCGTCCCAAGCAGCACCAGAGAATTCGTAAATGCGGTCTCTCGACCGATCCCAAACAACCGATTGATGGTCGCTGCCGTAGTCGATACCCCAGCCCTGCGGAGCATGGACAGTCTGAGACTCTCTCTGCCACCACGCAGCAGCATTCACGCCATTGGCCGTAAGCGTGCTGCCGCATTGGGCTGTAATCGGCCATTTCGGGTCGTTCTCGTCAGCAACCCAAATCGGAACGGCATTCGCCTTCTCAGCGATAATGGCAAAGGGCTTGTCGCCAGAGCCGTAATCATACGTATTCATTAAATCGACGAGATGCGAAACGTAGTTTGCCGAATTGGGATCAACCGTGAAGGCTTGCCCCTTTACCGTTCCCCAATCGTCAAGCTTAGTCGTATTCCACGCATCGCAGGCGTATAGTTCGCACTTACCCGTTGTCAGCATTCCAGGTGAGCGCGGAATGCGCGGCCCAGTTGTCGGCTCATAGCCGCCCCAGAAAGCCGCTTGAGCAATCGCTGGGAGAAGAAGCAGGATAATTATAAGCTTTTTCATGGATGCTTCCTGCCGTCAGTTGACCGTGAGGGTCAGCGTCTTCGTTCCTGTGTATCCAAACGAATTAGTCGCAGAGAGAGTAATGCTTGATGTCCCTGCCCCGCTCGGTGTGCCAGAGATGACACCAGTCGACGTGTCAATTGAAAGACCGGAAGGAAGGCCAGTTGCGCCATATGTTGTTGGCGCTGCCGTCGTCATGTAATTGCCAGTTATTGAATAGGTGAAAGATTGCCCAGCCGTTCCTGTTGCGGTCGTAGCCGACGTAATAACCGGGTCTGCGTTGTAGCGGTTCGTCGTGTCGCGGCGGTCGTAGCATGTCCCGATATAACTGCTTCCGACTGACCTGTTCGGGTCGCCCAATCCTGTGTAATCAGCGCAGTTGCAACGCGGCTTCTTGTAGGTATTGTTCATGTCAAGTGAGACAAGCTGTAAGGCCCATATCGGGAATCTGCCAAGCTCACTGCCACCACCAGCGCCGGGAGCGCCTCTATGCGTTCCGGTGAAAATCCCCTTCCCATCACGTTGGAAATAAGGGTCTCCCGGCAAAAGGTCAGGGTATTGATTATACGATGATATGCTTGAATAAGTGTATTGACCGGTGTAGTTGTCCTTCCTCGCGATGATCTCGTTATAAGCCGGGTTCCCGTTGTAATCTATGACGCCTTTGAACCCAGGATTTTGCAACCGGATATTCCAGTTTGAACCTGTGTCATTTATTATCAAACCATAGTCGCGAACGGCCTTCATAACCGTTTTGACCCATTTCGCTGGCGTGCCGTATCCTCCACCCGTCCCATAAGGATGACCAACGTCAATTGTTCCGCCAATATAATTATCAATGACATCATCTGTCCACACATCCGGGTCGAGACGCATCCGCGAGCCAGTCGGCACGGAGCAATCAGACCATTTCACATTACTTGTTACGTCTAGCTCGGAATGGCCGTGAAAATCCTGTTTCGTTGCCGGATATGAACGGGCTTGATACCCACTCCCTTGCGGGCCTTCATATATTTCAGGGATAACCAAGCCAATCGCGTGCTGTATACTCCCGGCTTGCAATTCAGCAACCGACACAGCAGTCGCCATGGCGGGCGTGCCGCCGGCATTCGTTCCGCCAATATCGCCACTCGCCCCAGCGTTTGAAGCGCGCGGGTCAGCAGAAAAGAACGTCTGCGCGTAAGCGTTAGCAGCTTTATTTACAATCCCATCCCAGGCAGATGCGTTGTCATAAGACGCGCCGTAGTTCTGAGTTGGAGCCGTTTGGTCAACAACAATCGGATAACCTGATTGGACCCCGGCAGTTGTATCAATTGGGTCTCCACCGGGGGTCGCAGAGATTTCAAACGACGTTTCCGTAAAGCCCTGCGAACTGATGTAATACTCCGTCCCCTCGACAATGTTTGTCGGGAGATCGGCATTCGGCGTTAGGATTGTGCCGCCTGTAGTCTTGGTTAGGTTCTTCGCGATGAAGTGGACGACATCCCCAACCTTGAATTTATGTGCGACGGGCGTGTTGTTTACCGGCTCCAGCGTCGTAATCACGCCAGGGTTGGCGCTCGTAATAGACGCATTCCAACCCCATTGCTGAAGATGGTAAAACTCAAAATAGCGATCCTGCACCGGATCATACATGGCGGTAATGCCGTCGATGCCAGGGTCTCCGCCATAGTTTTTACCGCCCCCAGGAACAGGGACATTCACAAATTGCGTTCCCTGCAATGTCACAAGCTTACAGTAAAAGCCATTTGGATCGTTGTTTGCAGCTTGCCAATCGGCCTGACATTGGGCTGGATACTTATTATAAATAAGCATGTCCCTTGTAGGGTCGCCGCCTTGGGCGATATACAACGCCGTGCCGTTAAGAATGTATCCGACAAAACTTGGGTTTTTGTTGCCGTTGCTGCCGTAGCGGGACTTGGCCATACTCTCGAAATGAGACGCCCACCCCTTAGTGTTAGGCTCTATGTGCTGGCAGTTCGAACCCCTGATAACGTTCCCGTCGCTATCCTCGCAATTCGGTAACATCTTGGTCGTGTAGATGGACCCGCGCTTAAATGGATACCCGTCTTTGACGATGACGGTTCCCCAGCCGGAGTTCTCTTTTTTCCCCCAAAGCGCGGACGCATCTTTTGCCGCCATAGCGAATGGCAACATCATTACTGCAAAGAGAGCGATTGTGCCTTTGCGCATCTTTAATTCCCTTCGCAGTCGGTGCCGTTTCCAGCATCACGCGCTGCATTGACGAAAGTCGCGTCTTTTAACGAGTCATAGACGCAGAAGAGTTGGAGCCATCCTCCGGTATGGAAGGCATAAGTTCCCGGCGCATAGGAGGTTCGCGTGACAGTTCCCGTCGCCTCGTCCTTCCATTGCTCCATCGTGTAACCAACGCTCATCCAATAGGCGAGCGTCGAGTCAGCGCCTAGAACGTCTGCGTGTCGTGTGTTGGTCGTGTTGCCTGAGTTGTAGATTGGCGACGTTGGGTATGTCCCGACCTCCTCCTGGAAGTAATCGACTGCCCAGCTATTAGCTGCCGCCGTAACATTGTAGAAGCCGAAGGCCGAATTGGTTACACTCTCATAGGTCGCCGGTTGACGATAGCGAACCCAGGAACCCGTCGTGGCAGTAGTTAGCGCCGTAGACCCGTTGTTATTCGTTATCTTTAGGTTGTTCGCCCCGGATATGCGCTTGGCATAGACCGTCCCAACACGGTTCGCCGCCGCGAGGGTAACCGTCTGCGTGAGCGATCCGTTCGCCGTGGAGCTTGTGATTGACGACGCAGAGTTGGCAACGCCATCAACTCCGGTCTGGTCCTTGGCTCGCGTGAAGTTCGAGACGCCCCATGTCAGCGTCATGTTTCGATTATATTTGGCGTAGTTGATCCGCTCTTCTTCGAGAAGAAGCCCGAGCGCAGTCCCTACGCTTGTGAAGTCGTAATCAAAGCGCGCCGCGCCATTTGAAGCGACAAGCTGCACAAGCCCGGAAGAGTCGACATATGTCGCGACTTGGGCGCTGTCAGCACGCGAGAAGGTGAAATGCCCGTCAAGAGAACTTGTGGTGAGGAAGTCCTGCGAAAACGCCACGGCAGGCGGGGCTGTGTAGCTGTTCGACCCGACGCCAGTTAGAAGCATGGTGGCATAGACGGGGGAGCAGATGCTCCCCCCTATCAGTCCAGCGATAGCAAGCCGCTTCATGGCAAGCCTCACTTATAGGCGGCCGAGAGGAAGACGCCGGTTGCGGCGCTGGTGTTATCGTTGCTCGCAGAGCCCGCCGTGATGCAGAAGCCGATCCCTGTCGAGAAGGCGATCCCTTGGTTGACAGTGACCGAAAGGCCGTTGCCGGTAGCCGACGCCGGAATCGGATATTTCAGTTTAAGGCCAGTTGCAGAGGAGCATGTCGGGCCAGAGGCCGTGTCATAAATCCGCAGATAGTAAAGCGTGCCTGTCGTGTTGACGGCGGTGATATTGTAGAGGTTCCCAGCCGACGCCTTCATGCTCGTCGAATTGTTGCTGGCCGCCGAGTCGTATGTGTAGGGCGTCGCGCCGCCTGTCGTGCCTGCAATTGTCTGGACGGCGTTGGTCGTGCCGGGCGTCGTCTGGTCGATCCCGACCTTGCCCATTATTTCCGTGCCAGCGTCGATGCCGACCGAGCCGATATGGTTCGTTCCCGCCGGGGCAGGAGCCGAAGCGTTCTGGTTCATCCTCTTGAAGAGGGCGATGAGCGAACATGTCCCCGTATCGGAACCGCAGGCGGCGTCGGCCGACAAGCCAATGTCGCCAACACTCGCAATGCTAGCCGCAGTCGACCCGACCGCAAGCCCGGACCCGCTCTGCACATTCAGGGTCGTCGTCCCGCTGGCCGTGATAGCCGCGATGTAGCCGTTTGAACCAACGGCAAGCTCTACCCATCCGAAATTGGGAGGGACAACTAAATCAGAAGTCGTCGCCTGCACGCTGTTGAGCGTGCCCATTTTCACATAAGCAGCAACACTTCCTAGGTTCGTAATGATGATATTCGCGCCAGCCGGGATAGCCGCGTTCGTCGTCGTCGTCGTGGCGGAAATGCCCTGCGAAAGGCCGCTCGGGACGAAGTTCGTCAGCGACGTCGGGCCGCCGCCCGCGACGACCGCGCCACCAGCAACACCAGACGCAAGGCCGGAGCCGCCCTGAATATTGAGCGTCGTCGTGCCGCCGGTCGAAATGCCCGCGATATAGGTGTTACTCCCTACGGCAAGCTGGACCCAGCCATAGTTCGGTGGAATCGGGATGTTGCTCGTCGTCGCCGTAATCGAGTTGCTGGTCCCGAGCGCGACATACGCGACGTTGGATCCGATGTTTGTGATGATGATGTTGGACCCGGTCGGCAGCGCGACGTTCGACGTCGTGGTTGTGACCGAGAGACCGGCCGAACTCCCGTTCGGGGACCACGCAACAGCCGTCGACCCGCCAGCGGAGATCGTGTTGGCGTTGACGACATACAGGTCAAATGGACCGGCGCCAGTCCCGCTTTCATCCCAGAAGGCTTGGCTGTGCGTGCCGGACCCGTCTTGGATCGTGCGATAGACGATCTGGCCATCGGCAAGAGCGTTGGAAGCCCAGAACAGGGCGAGAAAAATAGAAAGTATCCGGCGCATTCCAGCCTCCTAGCTGCGCGCAAGGTGACTGCGGCAGCGAGAAGGAGCGACGCACTTTAGGGTTCCCAGGTTGGGTTCTGGTTTCGCGTGGCAGGCAAGCCGAGCGTGTTGGCCGTGCCGTGTTCGACCTGGTCGAGCAGCCGACGGAAAGCCCACAGGTTCTGGCCGGGGAGTATCCGGCGCAGATGATGGAGATCAGCGGCGTTGAATTGTCCCTCGACGGCATGGCTGGCAGCGCCAAGTCCGCCTTCAAACAGCGAGAAGCTCGGCCCCGCGAGCTCGGCAAGCTTCGAGTTGTTCGACCGGCGCGTCAGCGGACGATCTGCACCGATCATTCGGAAGACGTCGGCGCGGCCGCCAGACCATTTCGCCCCGACCTTGTTGATCTCGCCGAACCAGCCCATCAGCGAAGCCCGGTCGATCGCCTCCTTGGCCCAGTCCTGCGGGCGATCGGACGGCGGCCTGCCGCTGGCAAGCGAATACATGCCGTAGGAGACCGCTCCCATGCCAAGCGCCGTGATGACGCCCTGGACGGTTCGCGCGTCACGCTGCTGTAGGTTCGCCATCATGACGCGCTCGTGGGCGCCCATCATGAACGACTTGAACTGGCCGATGACCGAGCCGACCGGACTAGAGACCCACAGCGCCTTGTCGCCATGGCCCGGCGTCGTAACCAGGATGTCGACCTCCCGGTGCATGGCAGTCTCGAACACGCGGCGCGCCTCGGCATCTTCCCAAGCCCCGGCGTTGGCGAACCGGACGCCGTCAACATCCTGCCCATGCTTGTCGATCAGGGCGGCGATCTTGCGCGCCATCGGGATCGGGATCGAGGCGTCGGCCATCTTGGCGATGTCGGCCTTGGTCCCCTTGCCCGCGGCGATGCGCTTCGCCACCCGGCCGAACTCCGCTTGCGCCGGGACGAAGGCCCACGTCTTCGCCATGTCGGTCCAGGGGCCGAGCCCATTGACCAGGTGGAAACGGTCAGCCCCGTAGGACAGCCCGCGCGAGAAGGCGTTGCCCGGCCGCGCGTTGGAAACGATGTCCTCGAAACGGTTGCGGGCCAATCCCAGCGCCGTCTCGACGCCGATCCCCGCCTCGCGGGCCTGGCGCTTGGCGACCTTACCGATTTCGGCCCCGGCCAGCGACTTCACGAACGGCGCCCACTGGTCATGGAAGACGTTCATCAGCCCATGGCGGAAGACGGCTTGCACGCCGAAGTCGGTAAATGAGTTAATGGCCGCGCCGCCGAGAGAAGCCATCGACGTCACATTGCGCAGATCGCGGGCGATGTTCTGAGCGTTCCGGCCGGACAGATCGCCAGTGAACCCGTAGACGTTGCGGATCTTGTCGCGCATCGCGGCGATGTCGGCGATGTCGGCGTCCATAGCGTTGCGCAGCCGGACGCGCTCTTTCTCGCTCGTCGCCGCGGCGATCTTGGAATTGTATTCCTCCATGATCTTCTTCATGGAGCTTTCCATATTCACGTCGCCGAAGCGGCGGGTCAGCTCAATGTCCGGGAGCATCGTCCGCAGATGCGAGGTGATAACGTGCTCCATGTCGCGCTCGACGAAGTCGCGGACCAGTGCGGTCGGGATCGCGAAGTCGCGGGAGTGGAGAGATCCACGCTCGTCGCCCTTCACCATTGGCCCCGTCATCGTCGCCTCGTCATAGGCGAAGCGGCCATCGGGCGTCCCCAGGATGCGGTCGATGATCTGCTGCGCGCGGGAGCCAAGCTCGTCAGGCGTGTAATCCTGCTCGCTTTCAAGCATCCGGCGAACGGCGCGGTCGACTGGCTTGTCGGCAGACCCCATCCGCCCAGGCTCGGCCCGCCGGCCCATGACTGCATCACGTTCGGCAGCGGCTTGCGCCGTATCGCGGGAAGCGATTGCAGAAATGGCCTCAGCGCTCGACTTGCCCTTCCAGTTCTTAATCTCGGCCTCTATGTCGCCGCGCACATCGTCGCGCATCTTCTCGGCAAACTGCTTAGCATTAGCTAGCATGTCCTGCATCAGCTCTTGGCGAGCGGCGCGGTCCTCTAGTAAGCGAATGCGGCCCTTTGTGCGGCTAGCGGCAACGCCAGCCTCTTGGGCGCGCGCACCCTCGCGGGACAAGGCCGCCTCACGGCCGCGGCGGTTTGCTAGCGCCCGGTCGATCAGATCAGAAACGGCGCTTCTTTCTTCCTGCCTACCCGCGAGCGCCGCTTCCGCGTGCGGCAATTGCCGGGCGGCCTCGGCCTTTTCCTGTAGCCTTTGCAATATCAGAGGATCGCCGCCGCGAATTCCTTCCGCCGCCTCCCGCAAGTTTTTCGGGCTTATGCCCAGCTCATTGAAGAGATCTCTGAAGTTTTCGGCGTCTTGCTCAAGACGGAGCCGATCTTCGCCAGCCCACCAGGAGGGCGGATGGCCGGCTTCTGCATCTCTGATAAACGAGAGAACCTCATCAGGGCTGGGGCGCCCTTCCGGGAACGCTTCCGGGAAATCGTTGGCTAGTTTCTCGCCCCAGTCATCGAGGCCGCGGCCGGTTTTGCCGATAAGATCGCGTTGGGTGCGAATTAACCCTGGCATCTTCTTGCCGCCAAGGATCGCCTTTAACTCGCCATCCGCGCCAGAAATTCCCCCTTCTCGCGCCAGCCATGCCGTGAAAGAAGGAATATCGGGAAGCTTGCGTTTGCCGATGGCAATCTCTGCCGCCTTCCGTGCGGCGCCATAAAAGGCTTCACCTACTTCTTGCTTCTCAAGGCGCGCCAGTTCCGCCGCCGAAATCGGCTTGGCTTCGCCGCGCAGAGCCCGGACCTCGTTCTGTAGATCGTTCAGGCGCTCAAGACTCTGCGGATCTTTTAACTCCCCGCGCATCGCGCCGATGAATTCCTCGACCTCACTAATCGCATCCCGGATGTCGCCAGCCCTTGCCTGGAGAGCCTCTTCGCGCGGGACCGCCTGCTTAGCCTCTTGCGCGCGCTCGTCCAGGCGCGTCGCGGTTTCCTGCATCTTCGATTCGATCGTGTCGATGCGGCCTTGTAGCTTCTCTACATGGTCGTCGAGATGGGTATGCTTCTCGTTGAGAGCCGCCAAGCGCTCCTTCGCGGCGGCCTTCTTGACCTGCTCGTCGCCGAGCCATTTCGTGATGACGCCCTTGAAGCGCGGCATGTCGGAGATGATGGCGCTATGGTTCCAGAGGCGCGAGATGAACGAGGCGTCTCCATTCGGCTGGGCGACATCCGGGTCCAGCAGCGGCGTGCCGTCCTCGCGCTTCGTGTTCTTGGCGCGCTCGGCCAGCGGCTCCAGGATCTCGGAGCGGATCTGGCGTGCCGCGTTCGCGACCTCCGGAACCTGCGACTGGTCGCCGGAATACATCGCATCGAAGACGGCTTCCTTGAAGTCGTTGAAGTCGAGCTTCCCGGCCGGCGTCGCCCCGCGCCACGAGTCGAACGCCGCCCGGCCCTTTGCCAGAACTGGAGCGTTCGCGCCCTCGTAATAGTGCTGCTTCCAGGAGTCGGTCAGGATCTCCAGGTTCCGCCACCCGAGCTTCGCCGACTCCATATTGTTGACGGTCTCGATCGCCCCGCCATAGAGCGACTTGACCTCGCCGGCCGCCTCGCCTTCCGTGCGGCGAGTGACAGCGACCAGCTCGTTCAACAGCCGGCGCGCCTCTACGCTCTCGCCGCCCATGACCCGCGCGATCGGGCTGAAGTTCCGCGACAGGCGATCGACCGGGCCGGTGCCGATCTGCTTGAGCTGGCGTGTATCCGCTTCGGCCGCCGACAGGCTCGCCTCCGGAACGCCATCCAGAACAGGGCGCCGCATCTCGTCGAAGCCCTTCTCCGCGGCAGCGCGCTCGGCCGGCGTGAGCATCCCCAGAGCGCCCCCCAGCACCCCGGAAAGAACAGCGGCAGACGCCACGCCTTGCAGCGCCTCTTCTGGCGTGCGCGTGACCTGGCTCGCGTATAGGGCGCCTTCCGAGACGCCGGCCTGCAATACGCCAAGAGCGGCGGTCGTGGCGGCCGAGCGGATGACGCCCCCACCAAGGCCGACGAACGGGATGAAGACGGTCGGGTCGACCAGGCCAGCGCCGACAGCGGCGGCAACGCCAGGCCATCCAGCCCCCGCCAAGGTCTGCCGGTCCTTATTCTCCTGCTCCCCGCGCGCGAGCATGTCACGCGTCGTCGCCTCGTTCGGGCTCGACAGGAACATCTCAGGGTGCTGCTCGGCCCATGTCCCCTTGATCGTCTCAAGTGGGTTGTGCTCAGGGTCGAACTTATTTTCCGGCCGATCGCCCAATAGGCTCATCGCGCCGTAGATCCAGTTGTTCTGCCGGAACGCCGCCGGAACGGTCTCGGTCATGAAGTCCGGCTTGAACTCCGGGACCTGCGGACGGTCGACGCCAAGCGGCGCGCGGAAGGGCGACAGCGGCGCGTCCTGCGTCAGCGGATCTTGGCCTTCTTCGAAAAGCGGCATTCCTTACCTCATCGCAGACTGGCGGCGCTCGATCATCATCCGCTCGGTTTGCGCGTCGATGTGCGCTTTCGGATCGGCGCGGAAGCGGAGCGGCTTGCCGGGGGCGCTCTCCAACGGGAGCCAGCGCCCGGCGTCGTCCTGGATGATAACGCGATAGCTCGGCGGCAGACGGTTCGCGATGTCTTGCTGCGTCATGGGATCTGCGACCAGCGCGCGCGGCGCGCCCCGAAGTTTTACCGGGTCGACCCCGGCCCCCTGGTATTTGACCGCCGCCTCGCCGATGGCGTCCGTGAGCTGGTTCGCCACGTAGGTGTGCTTGCCGTAAATGTCGACCGGATAGTAGCGCTCTGGCGGATAGGCCATCACAGCGCCGCCGTTGATGTCAGACTTGCCCCACTTCTGCTGGACGCGCTCAACCGCGCGCTTCTCGGCAATCGTCGCATCGCCACCCTCGGCAAAGAGATCGCGATAGGCCGAGCGGTAGTCGTCGAGCATGGCGACGCTGGACATCGCGGCATCGCTCGTCGGAGCGGCGGCCGGGGTCTGCATCCACGCGCCAAACGCCTTATAGCGCACATCGGCCGGCGTCAGATCCTTGATGTTCTTGTCGGCCTGGTCGCGCAGCGCATCCATCGCGCGCTGGGTGCTTGGATCATTCGCGCGCTGCAATTCCTTGGCCGCTTGCTCAGGTCCCATGAAGGAGATCTTGTCCTGCCAGACGGCGAGCTTCGTCGCCATGTCGCCGCCGAATTCCTTCTTGAACGCCTCCGGGTTCTGGCGCCATTGCTTGTCGAGGAACCCATACGCCGCGCCAACCTTGCCGGGATCGCCCGAGCGCGCCAGGCCGCCGACCGCGTTGGCAAATTCCTTGTTTCCCGCCAGCGCCGCCATCTCTTCCGGCTGGAGGTTCTTGTCCAGGCCGCCCAGGATCATGGCCGCGCCATTGCCGTCGACACGCTGGAGCATGTTCGACAGCGACTTGACGTCGTTCTGCGTGAACATCGCCTCGGCCGGCGGGACGCCCATGCGCCCCCCGATCTGGAAGCCTGCCTCACGACGATCGGCGATTGCGGTCTGGAGCGCGCCGGCCGGATTATCAGCGCCAACCGATTGCGGGGCGGCCATGGCCTCGAACGGTGCGGGCTTCTTCTTCAGCCAGCCGACATCGGGGCGCGCGCCGTATGCGTGCGGGTCGTCCTGCAACTCCTTCGCCCGGCCGTGGATCTGAGACTGGAGCGCCTCGGCCAGCGAGAGGTGATAGAGATCCGGGGACTGCGCGGCGAGTTGCCGAGCACCCTCGATGTAAGCCGCACCACCATCAGGCATCCCCGCCGCCTGCGCAGCGATTGGAGCCGCGGCGACCTTGGCCTGCATCTTCGTGACCGACTCTTGCAGCTCGGGATGCTGCTCGGCCATCTGGATAACGGTCGCCACGCGCTCTGGCGGCGGCGCGATCCCCATATCGACCGACTTGCCGATCAGCTCGATCTGGTCCTTGGCATATGCCGTCTGCCGGCCATTGTCGGCTGTGAGCTGCGCGACCGCGGCGCTCGCCAGCCAGGGGTTGCGCTGGAGCTCTTCGGCAGAGAACGGGATGGGGCTGTTGCGGCCCACGACGCCTGGATCAGATGAAGCAAGGGCCTCCCCCGATAGGCCCGCGAAGCGGCGGATCGTGTTGAGCCGGCCCGTGTAATTATGCCCAGTCTGCGGGCTCCCCGGCTGGTAGCCCTGCGGAGCCTCAAACGCCATCTGCGCGTTAGCGAGATCTTCCGCAGTTCGTGCGGAATTGACAGCGCCATGCTCGGGTCGGCTGCGCAACTCTTGCAGCGCGTAGTCGGCTTGCTGTTGCCAGTTTGGCATGAAGGACCGCGACTGCGCGCGCATCGCGTCAAGCCGGCCGCCATTGTGGCCCCAGAGCCCATAGCCAATCCCGCCGTCATGCTTCACGCCGGGGTTGAGCCCGCTTTCCGAAGCCGCGGCGCTCGTGAGAAGCAGCGCCTCGTTGCTCGACGCGCCCTTGGCTTTGAAATATCCGAACAGCGCATTCGGCGACGGGTGGCCGGGAGCCGCGCTATCAAGCGGCCCCTTATAGGAGATGTTGATCGCGCCGAGCCCACGGCCCTGACTGGAGCCGGACCCAGCAGCCAACATCGGGGAGCCCGGCGCCGGCTGGCCTTGGATAGCCCCCAGCGCTGCTTGCGGCGGCAGCCCCGCAACGGGCTTCACGATGCGATGATATGCCTCGCGCGCGGCCTGCAATTGCGCCACGCCTTCGACGTCAAACGCCTTGCGGGCGGCAGTGACTGCGCCCTGAAACTGCTCATCAGACGGCGGTGTCCCTTTGTGATAGAGCTCGTTGAACGCTCGGACGGTCGCCTGCGATGCGGCAGCCTGCGCCTTCTGCTCTTGGGTTAGCGTGCCGATCTGGGCAACGGCGGAATGGTAAGCCGCCTCGCGCTGGTTCATGGGAAGCGACGAAGTAGATCCGATGGTCGCCTTCTCGGCCCACTTCACTGCGGCGTCGATGCCGTCTTTATCGCGGACGCGCTTGGCGTTGCCCACGACCCATTCGTTCATCGCCTGCTCTTTGAAATTTGCAAGCTCGCTGTCGACGCGCTCCTTCGTCCAGACGCCATTAGGCGCCATCTTCGCCAATTCCGGGTTGGTCAAGAATGACGCGTATTGCTCTTTGATCTGGTTGTAGAGCGGCGTCTTCTCGATGAAGTCCGGGTTATCGCCAGGCGTGTTGCGCGCCAGACCGATCAGCTCGTTCTTCTTGTCGGTGAGCGACGTCGCGATATTCGTGTAGCTGGTCTGGATGTCGGACTTTCGCTTGTCCTCCATCAGGCTAATCGTGTGCTGCGACCCAACCTGCACAGCATGATTGAACATCGCATTGCCGAGCGCGCCGGGGTATTTGTCCCTGATCGTATCGGCGTATTTCCCTACAGCGATGCGGAAGCCAGGCGGGTCATTCTCATGCTGGTTGCGAAGATCCTGGATTTGCTCGTTGACGCTGGTCTGGCCAGCCGCGAGCGTCCCCGCCAGGAAGGCGTGTTGATAGGCCCGGCCGGCGTTGCCCATGATGAAATGGCTGGCGCCGCCCGCTCCAGCGACAGGCTCTAGCGACCCATCGGCGTTGCGCTGAAAGGCGTTAGCGGCGTCTTCCTCGCCAGCCGCCTTGCCCGCCGTCGTGGCGATGGCGTCGACGCCTTCCGCGAGCGCCTGTAGCCCGCTGGCGATGCCGACCTGGTTCTGCCGGCGGATGATGCCGGGGTCGATGCGGCCGGTCGGCTCCTCGGCGAGGACAGGGTTGACGTCGGGGATCGGGAGAGCGGCCATATATCAGGACCCAAAGTTCATGCCGGAGAAGCCCTTGAGCACCCCGCCGATTGCACCGAGCATTCCATTCGTTTCGTAATCGCGGGCGTTCGACTCGGCGTCCCGGACCGCCATCTCGCCAGACATCCGGTAGAGAGCGGCGGCGTTGCGCTTGCTGAGCGCATCCATCTTCGCATTCCACTGCATCTGCCCGCGGGCTTCCTCGGCCTGGTTCTGATAGCGATTGCGAACAGCCCAAGTCGACGGCGAATTGTCGGTCGCGCCGCTAAGAGCGGACACAGCGTCGATGTTCGCCTCCACGCCGTTCATCTGCCGCGTCATGAAGTCCGCCGTCTGCGTCGCCTTCAACTCGCCCATCTGCGCGGAGATCTCAAGCTGCCCGGCCTGATAATACGCCTCGAACCATTTCTCGTTGCCCTGGCGACGCGCGTTCGCAGCGTTCGTCTTCCCCTGGGAGATGGACGACATCGCCGACAGGCCAGTCGATGCGAGGGAGAGAGCTCCGGCGGCCATGCCCATTAGTTCGACACTCCCGTCGTAAGCTCGCACAGTTCAAACGGGCCCGGCCGATGTTTGATGATCGAGATAGTCGGGTCGTAGGAGCGGCCAAGGAAGCGCGCGCGATAGCTGCCATCAAGCAGGACCGGCTGCGCCATCGCGTCTGTCCCAAATCGAGACACGCTGAAGATGCGGTTGCCCAGGATGAAGTCCGTCGAGGCGCGCACGTTTGCGATCACTCGCCCGATGTTTCCGCGCTTCTGCCGGTCGATCTTGTCGCCATAGATGAAGGGCTCCATCACGGCTGGCGTGAAGATGCCCGCAACGATGGTCGGCGACGAGAGATCCTCACCCGGCTGCGGGATGATGTTGCCGATGACGTCGACGCTGCGGTCGCCCATGTCGATGTTGCCGTCCATCAGCGTCACGACCTGGCCGGCGAGCTGCCAGAAGAGGCCCTTGCCATTCGGCGGCGCCATGCTGGCGGGGACGGCGTTGATCTGGATGCAGAAGTCCATAAAGACCCCTACATCCTCGGCCTCTACCAGATACGATCCGGCTTGATACTGCGTCGTGTAGAAGACGTTGGGGCCAGCCGCAGTGACCCACGTCACATCTCCCGCCGAGACCCAGGGCTGCCATCCGACAAACATCTGCGCCTGCCCGGCTGCCGTCAGCACGCGGCCGACGACGACGGTCCCATCGCCATTGGCGATGTAGATGTAGCGCTCCGGGAATTTGCCGTCTCCGGTCGCAACCGAGATCTGGATCGGCGACTTGAACAACTCCGTGTGCGCGTCGCTGATGTCCTCGACGACCATCGGGCGCGAATAGGAGCCGGTCGCCCGAACCGCGCAGACGCGCGTCAGGCCCGCATTGATGAAGACGATGGCGTCCTGGATCGTGACCGGCCGGATCTGCGCGACGCCGTCATCGCTGATCTTGTCGAACGAGGCCGACCCTGGAATGAGCGGGTTACTGTTCGAGATCGGCACGAAGTAGGTTCCGCGATCCGTAAAGACGAACTGCCCTTGTTGCCAGCCGACGACATAGCGGACATGCGGCGAGCCGGTGATAAGATCGAGGATCGCCGCGTTGGCGTTGGCGCCAGCCGCCGGCTGCGTTCCAGCCGCGACGCTGTCGATCCAAAAGGTCTGCATCGCCGAAATGGCGCTCCACAGGATCGCGTTCGCCGCCTGCGGGAAGTCACAGAAGATGAGCCGCCCACGGTCGTAATTGACCGACGCCGGCCACCCGACGCGGGCGTTCATCAGTTCTTCCTGCCATTGGATCGTCGACAGGTTTGTGTTCCCAGCGGCCGGTGCGGCGGCGAACAGGGAGGCCCCGAGCGGAGAGACGAGCGTATCTGTCCCGTCGAACTGCCCGACCTGGAAGGTGAGCTGGGAGAGCAAGATGCCGTGAACCCACTTCCCGACCGTGTCGATGTAGGCGACCTCGAATTTGATGTTCTGCGTCGTCGCCGAAACGATCTGCCCGACCTGGAAAATGTTCGTGTCGACAACCTGGACTTTGATCGTGTCCGGCAGCCGATAGGCGGGCGTCGCGGTCGCGTGGGTCGCGTCCGTTACAGCAGTGATCGTGACTTGCTGGCCGACGATCGAGATCGTCTCGCCAATCATGCCTGGCTTGAAGAAGTCCGCCGTGCAGGTGAGATCGACCGACCCGGTCGACGCCGAATAGGCCATGCGCGCGCCGAGCGCCGACGAGCGATAATAGGGCTGATATTTGACGCCGTTGGACTCGTCGAAGGTGAACGGAAGGAACGACCATTGCCGCGTCCCCCGGTCCCAGAGAACGATGACCGGCTGCATCCCGCCATAGGCGACGAACAGGCTGTCCTGGGATTGCGCCCAGCTAATGCGCTTGGCTGTGTCCGTCGTCCAGGGATAGGCCGCCAGCAAGCTCGACGCCACGACGGCGCCAGTCGCGTCGACGATCTGGATCTGGTTCGGCGGGAAGCGGACCTGGAATTCCTCTCCGGTCGAGACGCGGAAATAGTCGCCGCGTGACGCGCCGCTCGGATACAGCGCGCGGCGGCCCGGCCGGTATTTTGCCTGCCCGGTCGTGGTCGGCCGGAAGTTGCGCATCGTGCGCGCCCCCGTCCGCACGAGCGGGATGTCAGACCGGCGCCGCGCCGCGAGGTTGACCTGGCCACCGGAGAAGTCGACCTGGATGTCGGGTTCCTGCTGAGGCATCACCAGCCTCCACGGCGGAACCGGCGGGCCTCACGTAGGCGACTTCGAAACATCGTCTTGCGGGGCTCTTCCTGATCGTTGCGTGCGGCCGCTTCGGCCAGCGCCTTCTCAGCTTCAACTAGGCGGTTATTCGCCTCGCCGTAGTCCTCATTGAGAGCGCGCAGCAAGAACGCCTCCAGCTTCCGTGTCAGGACCTCTGTGAACCCGACCGACCACGGCTGCGCCCCAACCGGGAACGGCGTATAGAGCGCGACAGCCCCCTCTGGGGCGACGCAATGGATGCGGTCGCCGATGATTTTGTAATCGAAGTCTGGCGCGCGATTGCTGTCTCGAAAGCCCCAATAGCTCTGCGGCGCCGTGACCAGCGCGGCGATGTCGGGACGATAGCAGTCAATGAAGAACAGGCAGTCCTGCGGCTTCGCAAAGACGTCCTGATAGCCGGGCCAGGTGCTGTCGCCAACGCGGTTGAGACGCTGGAGCCGCGTGGCGAACTGCCAATTCCGGCGCCACAGCAACTCGCTGACGATGCGGTCAAACCCGGACGACGCCGCCGTCCATTCGTCGGAGGTCTCGTCATCGGCGCTAATCGGCGTGTTGCCAGTCGCCGTGAGCGCTCGGTTGATGATCGTCAGCTTGTCGGAGACGTCGATCGACCGACGCTGTCCCGTCTCAAGAGACAAGCCGACCGGGCCTTCACCAGCGGTTTCTTCCGTGACGAGCACGGTCGGGAGATCGTCTGCCATGGCGGCAACCTGCGCCGGGAGGCAGACGCCCGCGACGCACTATTTACCCATCACCGTCCAATTCGAGCCGTTGCAGTTGATCGTGTAATAGGTCGACCCCCCGCCGGCGATGTTCGCGCCCCAGGCGATCGCGCCGGCGCCATCCGTGACCGCCCAGATGCGGCCCTTGTCCGAGCACGATGACGATCCCCCTAGGCCTGTCGCAAAGGTTGTCGGAGTGACCTTGGCAAAGGTTGCCGACGTTATCGAGCTGCCGGAAGTTATTGGGCCAGTATCCGTTGCGAACCCACCAGACCCATTGGCGAGAACCTGCCCAGTTCCTTTTGGGTTTAGGTTCAAATTGATGTTAGTGCTTGTCCCTTCGACGCCGACGATCGGGTTAGATGTCGCCGCATTGAGATACAAATAATCGTTCGCAGCGCTACTGGAGACATTAAGGCCAGAGTTTATCGAGCGAAGCTGTAAAGTTTGAGCGTTCCCAGAGCCATCTCTATAATTCAAATTTACAAATTGCGACCCAACATTTGATCCAGCCGTCGCAAATGCCCCAACATTGAGTGCATTCACCACCGCGCCATCATCGGTGATGAACCCATAATTCCAGTATGCCGTTGATCCCGCCGCGCGAGAAAGCTGCACGCCGTTGGCGTTTGCCTGCGTCCCGGCCCCCTGGATGATGAACGCCGCGCCTTCGATTGTTGAGGAGCCATTTACTTCAAAGTCGGCTTCATACCCGATGCACTTGCGGCCAGATAGCGTCGCTGCGCCATTGGTCGTATTATCATCGCAGGCTGTATTGAGCCCCCACGTCGCCGCGTTGTTAACGGCGTTCACGCCGACAACGTAAAGACCAACGGCATTCTTCTGGTTCGGGGCGGTTCCTTGCGCGACGTTGTTATACGTATAGGCGTCATAAGCCGCGCCGCCTTGGACTGTCGAGCCGACGCCGATGTCAAGCACGCTGCGCGTAACGCCATAGAAGTAATAACCAGCGGGAATTATCGGGCTGTAGATCTGCGCTGCCGTCTTCGATGTCCGCTGGGCCAGCATGACCGATCCATCGCCAGTTAGGGACGATGACAGACCAGGCAGAAGCGCGAACGTACCGATGTTCGACGACCCCAAGAGCGCGACGTTGCCGCTCAGATTGACCACATTCAGGAGTGACGCTTTCTTAGTCGCGCCCGATTGCACAACGGGGATGAATTCTGCCCCCGTCAGGGTCGTCGCCCGCGGCAGGTTGGAGATCGTTGTCGTCAACGATTGAGCGGAGGCAGGAACGGTCAGCGCCAAAAGCGCCACGGCAATCTTCTTCATGGTGACCCCGAAAATGAAAAGGGCCGGGGAATTCCCCGGCCCAGTGATTAGCCCTCGGCCTTCGGCTTCGGAGGTTCCTTCTTGCCTGGTTCGTCCGGCCACGGCTCAAAAGCGTAGTCGTCCGGGAAGCGGTCGACCGCGTCCTGCGCGTCGATCTCAGGAAGTTCGAATTCCTGCTTCAGCGGCTTGTAGTAGACCTTCTTGTCAGCCATCGACGCCTCCGTCAGGACATGTCAGGAAGGACCGCAACGAACGCCGTGAAGGTGATCGAGTGCGAGGTGCTGCCGAGATGGTCGACGTAGAGGTAGACATACCGATAGGTGATGTCTTTCTGCTCGTTTGTGAAGAAGATTTCACGGCGGCCAGCGACCGTCGTCGAACCCGCTTCAGTTGCTTCCGAGCCGGCCGTGCCGTTCGGGAGCAGGTTGCCCAACCCGAGCTGCTGGCCGCCAAGCACGACCGGCTTGGAGCCGTCCGCATTGTTCGATCCGAGCACCCAGATATTGACCTGGCCGTCCGTCGCAGTCGTGATGGCCGAAACGTCGAGAACGACAACCGCGTCGAGACGCGCCATCGAGCCAACGAGGCCGATGTCCGTACGGGGCTTGGCCCCGCCAAGATCAAGGATTTTGCTCGCACTCGCGACCTGGGCGATGCCGTCGGCCGTGACAGCAGCCGCGCCATCGGCGAGCTGCATAAATGCGTCGTAGGAATAAGTCCGCATGCCCATCGTCGGGCCTCCTGTATTGGCGACCGCTTACGCGACGATCGCGGCGTCCGTGATGCCCGAAAGGCGGGTGAAGCAGAACGGATGTTCGTCCACCAGACCGACGTCCCAGGAGACGTGGGTGCTGTAGGTGATGCCGTCCTGCAGGAGGCCGAAGTCGCGGATCTCCATCGGCTTGATCTGGATGCCGCGCAGGCCCGCTTCCCCGAAGGAACAGACGTAGAGCGACGTCGTCACCGCGGAGCCGCCGCCGGTCGCCACTTCCGTAAACGGAAGGATCGCTGGGTGCAGGTCCTTCTCGTAGCCGAACAGAAGCGGCAGGCCGGCATAGGACATCTTCGGCTTGCCGGTCTCGTCCCACGACTGCATCACGAAGCCGGTCAGGCTGGTGTTGCGGGCCGCGGCGATGAAGCGGTAGCGCATCGCCCAGGGGCAGATGATATGCGTCGGCTTGCGGGTGTTCTGGATCGCCCAGTCGAGCTTGCCAAGAGACAGGGCCGCGCCGCCAGACGTGCCGGCCGCGTTGTCGATGTTGCGGCCCCAGTTCGCCGAGCGCTTCTGGAGACCGTTGAATACCTTGTTGTCGGTCGTGTTGTCGCCCTTCAGGAAGGTCGAGATCCAAAGCTCGCCGAGACGGGCCATGGCGTTCTGCTCTTCCCAGGCGCGGCGGCGCTCGCCACCACGATCGACAATCGCGCGATCGACCGGGATGTCGTGGTCGATGAGATAGGTCGCTTCCTGGAAGGGCGTCACAGTGCCCGCGCCAGAGGTGGACGACCCGTTGATGGCGCGGAAGGCCATCGATGCCGGAAGACCGGACTGGCGATAGCCGACATAAACGGCGCCAGTGATGCCTTCGAACGGAAGGGCTTCCATCACATCGGATGAACGCGCGAACATCTCAACCAGCGGGCGCGAGCCCTGGTCGACTTCCTGACCCTTGAGATATTCCGGCAGGGTCATTACCGGAGTGAGAAGCGGAGACGCCATTTTCTAAACCCCCAATTATCGACCCGCCCCGCGGGCTTGCTGTAGCTGCCACGTCCGCTGGTCGAGCGGCGACATGCTTTCCCACCCGTCCGGTTTCCCGTCCGTGCGGCCCGAGTCACGCCCAGCGCCGTTAAACGCTGTGACGCCCTGAGAAGTGAAAACTTTCTGGATGCTCTCGAACGCCTTCACGATGTCGGGCGTAAACAGAGAGTGCTGGAGCTGCTGGCCGACCTGGTCGCCAAACTGCGCAACCATCCAATTGCGAACGGCGTCAACGCGCGATGCGCCACTGTCGCCAAGCTGCTTGAATAGTTCGGTCTGTGCATCCTTGATGCGGGCGGCGTTAGCCTGCTCAGCGGCGGCCATCGAATTCACGAAGGCGGCGGCCGTCTGCGCATATTCCGCTTTGGTCAGGCCGCGCGCGAGGGCGGTTTCCTGTAGCGTCTTCCAGAGCGGAGAATTCTCGTCGACCTGAAAATCTTCAGGCATCTTGTAATCTTCGGGGAAGGCGATGCCGTAGTCCTCGGCCTTCTCCGGTGTATTGGCTTTACGCTCTGCGGAAAGTCGCTCGACTTCAGCGAGCTTTTCGTTCGCCTCTTTCCACTTGGCGCCCAGCTCGTCGAGCTTGACGCCCTTCGCGGGGTCGAACAGCGTGTCGTCCGTCAGCCACTCAGGACGGGCAGGCGCATCACTCGCGGTCGGGGACGCGGCGCTGGAGGCCGGGTCGACGGACGTCGGCTGCGCTGCGTCGTCTTGCAAGTTCTGCTGGGTCTGCGCTTCGAGCGTCATGCGTTGAAAGGTCCATCGCTGTTATAAGTTCCGCCGCGAAAATGCGACGGCCCTCATGCCTCTGCGACGCACTCAAGTCGGAAGGGCTTGGCGACAGGCTTTGGAGAACGACGACGAGATACTGCGCGAGATACTTTGCTTCGTCCGAGCGGCCGATGCGCTTGAGCGCTTCCGCAACTTGATCGTCCGGGTAAATCAAAGGCCCTGCCCCTGTAGAGCGAATGTCGGCTGGTTGGCGGCCGGGCCAGCGAGATCAGCCGGCGGCGCCGCGCCATTCGGGAGAGCGGGGGCGCCAGAAGGCGTGCCGCCGGACAGCTTCGCGATATTGTCGATCGCGCCCTGGATGGCCTGCGGGTCGCGGCGCTTCCAGAGCTCGGTCACGCCCATCTTCGCGGCGATGGCCTCGATCGTCGCAACGCCGTCCGTCCCCATCTTGAATTCTTCCGGGAACGCCGCCGCGGCCACCTGGACGAAGCGCGTAAACAGCGCGACGTCTTCCTGCTCCGCGGAGCGTTGGGCCGGGTTGTAGGGCATCATCGCAACGGCCTGCTTCGTGCCGCCGACTTCGAGTTTGACGGGCTCGACGATGCCGGCCTTCTCGGCCAGATAGAGGAACCGCATATAGGAGCCGCCGCAAAACTCGGCCCAGAACACGCGGCCCGGCGTGCCGATGCGGCGCTGGGCCAGCGTCATCTCGTCGAGCCATTGGGTCGCGGTCGGCGGCGTCTTGCCGTCTTGCTGGGGCCAGTCCAGGAAGAAGAGGCGCTTCAGTCGCGTTTCAAGTTCCTGCGTGGCGTAGATCGCGACATCCGGTGGCGGGGGATCATAAATGTTTTTGATCGCGTCGTGCTCGCCGGGCCGGATCGCGTAAGCCATGCCAGCTTCGATGCCGTCTTGGATGTTCGTGAATGAGCCATCGGGGAAGGAGATCGGTGGTTCGAGGTTAAGGTCGACGTTCTTGATCTTCTTCGCCGCCAGCTCGTCCATCATGCGGAGATCCGGCAGCGCCTTGATGGCCGGGCCAGGAGCCCAAGCCCACTCGCTCGTTGCGCCGAAACGGCCGACGATAAGCGGACAGGAGCCGCGGCCGGTGAGTTTCGCGCTATCAATCAGATGACCGTCGACGGAAAGCGTGTGCTGCCACTTCTCGTCGCCTGTGTCGTCGTAGATCGGCCAGAAGCCCCAGACGACCTGGCAGCGGGCGCTTGCGTCGCGCGCGCGCTTCTCGACCAGCTTCGGGGGAAGCCGGCCCGTCTTGCCGGGGATGATCTTCTCCAGGTCGCGCATCTTGGCATAGCGGACCATGAAGCGGTCGGCGATACGGCCGTCGGGCCCGACATTGATCTCCAGCTCCCGGATCGGGACAGCCTGGCAGACCGGCGGCTCGTGCGGTTTCGGATGGTCGATGTAGATCGCCGAGACGCCGATCGCGAGATCCGGGTCGGCGCCCTTGCCGAATTCCTCGTAAAAATTGGAGGCGTGGATCAGCTTGAAGACGTCCTCGTCGGCCTGGCGGGCCATCTCCTCGGCCTTCTCGCGCATCCCCCGCGGGACGGTCGGGCCGGCGCGGCGGACAACCCAGCGCTGGGTTTCCGGCATGAAGGTGTTGATGATGACGGTCGGGAAGTCGCCGGAGAGCTCAAACCCGAAGGATGTCGAGAGCAATTCCGCGTCGCGCGTGCGAGATGATGTGGCGCTCGTCGTCGAGCTGACCGTTCGCATCCGGTGCGGCGCCATGAAGAAATAGCACTCGCGCATGTCGACTTCGAACTGAGCTTTTTGCCGGCGCGCGTCCTGGAGGCGCGTCTTGGCTTCCGACTCAAGCGCGTTGTCGGGCGCTGGTTTCTTGTCCGCCATCAACGCGCCCCGGTAAGGGCGCCGAAGCCCGGAATTTGAAGCCCGCCGAAGAAGGATGCGCCTCCCGAAGCGCCCGCCGCAGGAGCTGGGGCCGTCGTAGCCGGAACTGCGGATGTCTGGTTGCCGAGAGCGCCGCGCGCGCCGAACTGGCGCAGGACGTCCCAGGTGTCGTTGGCGACGCTGTTCTGGAGAGTGGCCGCCTGCTTCTGGGCGGCGATCTGCTGCTGGCGAGCAATAGCGACCTGCATGGCTTGCTGCTGCTGGATGGCTTGCAGCGCCATGAAGGTCTGAAGGCTATTGTCGCTCCCGCCGCCTTTGCCGCCTAAGCCCATCGCCTTCCACCACCTGCGCACCCTGCTTGATGAGCGCACGGTAGAGGCCATCTGGCCTCAAAGCCGACGCACTCTTGGCCCCGACCATATGTTTGGCGAACGAGACGCAGGTCAGCGGGCCGCGGAAAATGACGGGCGCGCCGGCCTCGCGGACGACCCTTAGCTTGTCGGCGCCGTAGACAAGATCGTCGAGAACGTCGAGGCCCTTCTTATTGTTCGGGATCACGACGGTGCGGGCGTGCGAGAAGATGACCTCCTGGAAGATCCAGGCGTCGACCCCCTTCACGTAGGCGAAGATCGCTACATGCTTGAACTGTCCGGGGACCAGGCGCCCATACCAGACCGGAGAGTCGGGATAGAAGCAGACGATCCAGTCAATGATTTCCGAGGCGCTTCGTTCTATCAACATCGTCCCATCCCCGTGGGTGCTCGGCCTCGAACCGGAGAATATGCTTTCTCACCTGGTCGACGGTCGCTTCGCCATGCTTGATCGCGTCCTCGATCTTGGCGATGTCCCAGTCGTGGCAGGCCCGGTTAATGATCTGGCGCAGCTCGTCGCCGAGAATGTCCGTCATGCGCGCACCCTTCGCAGCGACCGTTGCTCTTTCCGCACGCTCATCACGCGCGGGCCGGAATTCGCGTTGCCGCCGGTCAGCACATTGCCGTTCCCCAGGAACAGGACGATGTATTGCAGGCAGTCGCAGATGTCGGAATATTTGGCGAAGGCCCCGCGCTTGACCGGCGTCGGGTCGCCATCTGTCATCGTCAGGCAGTATTTCCCCGACATGCCGGCAACCAGCGTCGGGCAGCGCGTCGGGTCGATCTGGATGCGCGGCGCGCCCATCCACATATCATTCAGGATCGCCTCAACCGCCGTCACGCGGGTCTCGATATGGTTGTTCTTAACGGGGGCGGGCGTGACCTTCATGCCGTTTGCGGCGAAGACGTCGTAGGCCGTGTTCTCGTCGGTCTGGCCCTTGTCCCGGCCCTTCGGGTCGCCCGTAAACTGGCAGAGCGCGCCGGGATAATTCTGGTCGATGAACCGCTTCAGCGCTGGAGCAAAAGTCGCAGCCCCAACACCATACATGCGAAACTCAGAAAGAATATAAAGCCGATTGCCGATCTCTTGGCAGAGAAGAGCCGATGGCCGGCGTCCAAAATCAAGGCCAATAGTAAGAGGATACCCATTATTGTAAGCCAGAGAGCCTGCGCTGACATGGGTCTCCCTCCGAAACATCGGCCAGACAGGGTCGCCTTCGACGACGAAGGTGATGCGGTTCATCAGCCGCGAGTCGATCCACTGCTTCGACTTGCCGCGGCGCTTGTCCTGATAGAAGCCTTCACGCAGCCATTTCCGGTTCTCTGCGTTTGGGTTATCAAGATAATCCACAACGGTCTTGCCATCTGCCCCGAAGACTTCTAGCAGCGCGGGAGGCTGGACAAAGTAGCTCCAGTTGGCCGGCCAATAGTGGCGCTCGTCCTCTGGGATCTCGTCTGGATACGGCACTTCTCCCGTCATCATGACGAGCCAATGGTCCTCGTTCGGGGCGTTCATGTCGGCGATCACGCCGCACCATGTCGGGCCGCCGTCCTTGACCGCCGGATAGCGGCCGGTGCGGCTTTCGCCCTCGTCAAAGACGGCCTTCGGAATGTATTCGACCTCGTTATACCAGACGCCCGTCAGCTCTAGCGAGCGCAGCTTGCGGACGTCGTTCTCGTCGTCGAGCGCCAGGAAGATCATCTGCAATTCTACGTCGGCCCAACGCAGGACATGCTCCATCGGGCGCCCCCAATTGAAGCGCCCATAGAGCTCCTCCGGGAACCAGTCGAGCCACGTCTTGACGGTCGTGTTCTTCAGATCCGGGTATGAGTTGCGGACGACTGCCCATCGGGACCGCCGAATGCCGTCAATCCCAGGCGTTTGCTCGGCCGCCAGCATCGCGATCTTGTAGCAGGACGCCGACGATGTACCGGAGCCGATCGGGCCGCGGATGATGCTGACCGGCTTGCGATCGACGAGATACTCGGCCAGCACCCGGCCATCGGGCTCATAGATCCGCCGCCCGGCTTCGTCGAGATCAATCCGCGCCACTCACTACCTCCAGTTTCATGGCGCGGTTGAACGCATCTACGGCGCGGCGGACGCGGTCGGACTGGTCGATATTCAGGACGATGGTGATGTCGCCGTCCTTGAACGAGCCGTCCGCCGTGTCGTGGATATAGATGCGGACGCGCCCGGCTTCGGCGAACGAAGCGGAAGTGATCTCCATTTCGCCGGAGACGCGGAAGATCGCGAGGCTGCCGTTCTGCATGTCAGACCTGGATGTTCATCAGTTTCTCGGTCGACTCGTGGACTTGGATGATCTCGGTCTGGAGATCCTGCACCATGGTCTCTACCTCAGACCGGCGCGACCTTAGCTTTTCAATCGCCGGCTTGCAGATGGCTTCCACCTGGTCGAGGCGATCGAGCGCGGAATAATAATTTGGTTCGTTGGAGCCAGTCTCGTCGGTCATGTCAGCCTCACGGTAGAACGATGGAATTGGACAGGTCGATCGCCGCCAGCAGGCATAGCCCCAGGAAGCGAGCGACAAAGAAGACGACCCCCGCCAGCGCGATCATCCGAACAAAGCCGAAGGGGTCGATCATGGCGTCACATCGGCAGGTTGGCGGCGCCGTTGCCGGCTGGCATCTCGGAAAAATCGACGGTCGGCGGCATCGTCTTCCGAACGCGCTTCTTGACACCGGACTTCAGGCGGGCGCGGGCGATGCGCGAGCCGATGGCCTCCAGCGCGTCGGCAAGTTCTGGATAACCACCATCAAGAGCTTGCTTCACGATTTCCGGGGTCAGGCCCTTGAAGATCTGAAACGTGGTCAGGCTGTCGTGGGCGAGGGCCTCTTCCTTCGTGTCGAAAAGCTTGCCGTCGCTCGTGGCGTATTTGGTGACTGCGGAAACCATAAAAACTCCAATGTGTTGACGGCGCTGGCATCGGCGAACCCCAAGGCGGTTGCAATACCAGCGCCGTCGGTCCAGGGAGGACATCGCGAATATATAGGATTTTTACTCTAGCGCAAGAAGATTTTTACAGTTATGGTCACAATCCTCAGTAGGATTTTTATATGGAGGACGTGATGATCTATCTCGCAATCGCACTCGCAGGGTTTGGCGCCGCGGCTTCTGTTTGCGTGTTGGCGGCCTGCTCGGCGGCGAAGAAAGAGCCGCGCCCCTGAGCTACGCCCGCCCATAGGAGAGAGACATGACCGACATACTATCCCCATCGCCATGGACAGCCGTCCAGGAGACGCGCGAGGAGAGGCTGCACGCGAGAATTGCGGGGCTTGAGGAGGCGCTGCGACCATATGTTCAATTTGCGGACAGGGTTGAAGAAAAATACAGGAAACATGGCGGCAACCCTGACACTTTCCCAGATACTCACCCTTTTGCTGATATTCGCGCCAATGAAATCCCGACGGGAGTTTGGAGAAACGCCCGCGCCGCACTCGCAAAGGGGAAGCCATGACTGCTGAAAGATTGATGGGAGATGTAGAGGCGGCGATTGTAGACGCTTATCAGAACAATCCACACATTTGGGTTGATACCGCAGCACGCGCCGCCGTCGCGCTCGTCATAGAGTCGTTAGCTGGAAAAATCTTCCTTCACCTAAACGACCATCTCGTCGATATGCGTCCGAACGAGGACGATTCAATATCCGGTTTTAACGACGCATGGGGCATTGTTTCTAAGATAATCGACGAAGCCCGCTCCCTCTCTCCTGAGCATTGCGGAAAGGATGCGCCATGAAGTGTGAGACGTGCGTATTCTGGCTTGGATACGGCATAGATGGAACGTGCCGCCGATGGCCTCCAACTGTAATTTACGCGATGACGAAAGAAAAGACCGTTTGGCCTCGGACAGCCAATTACGATTATTGTGGTGAACATAAACCAACACCTGCTCCGGCACAGGCGAGACGAAAGGACGAGAGATGCCAGTAGATAACGGATTTGGAATTGGGCCTATGTTACCAGTCCGCGCAGCGACAGCGGAAGAAGAGGCCGTCGGTTTTCAAAAATCATGGCACGCAGAAATGCAAGAGAACGCCACCCTCCGCGCGGAAAACGAGCGGCGTCTGTCTGAGATAGAGTCGCACAAAACAACGCGCCGCATGTGGCAGGAACGAGCGGAGAGCACCATTGCAGAAAACGAGCGTCTGAAAACGGCGCTGCGGAAAAACAGGGTCGCTTTCAATGCGCTCGGCTGCGCGCTGCACAATGACGGCTTCGTAGCGGCGAACGATTGCTGGCGCGCTATTGACGCCATAGACGCCGCCCTCAACGAGACACAGGAGGACGAGAGATGAGTGACATAGATTACGAGGTTGCGTTCGGGATAGCCGCTGGAGACTTGTCGAAGTGCGAAGCTAAACTTTCCGCCCTCCGCGCAGAAAACGAGAAGCTGAAAGCGGCGCTTCGGGAGTTGGATGACAAGCTAACACGGTCGACATCCGCTCAAGTCATGCGCAACATCATCCGCGCCGCCCTCAACGAGACACAGGAGCAGGGATGATGAGCGATGTCACAAAGGCGCTTATAAAAGCGAGGAAAGATGCGAACTGGGAAGTCGGAAGCCACCCTATGTCGGCGATGTCCGGGTTCAACCACCATGCTTACTGGGAAGCCTTCCTCGCCTCTCTCCGCGCCTCCGGGTGGCGAGTTGTGCCGGAGGAAGCGACGGGGAAGATGTTGAGCGCGGGAGAGCACGCATGGATGCACAGGAACCTACGGGACCCGGATAGCGCCCCAATCCGCGACTGTTATAGAGCCATGCTCGCCACATCAGAGGAGCAGGGATGATGGGACAGCATGACGAACTGATAAAGGACCTTAAGCGGTTAGCAGGGGCGCAGCATGACGACCTAGAGATAGCCGGAGATGCCGCCGCCGCCATCGAGCAACTCCAAGCCCAGCTAGCCGAGACTCGCGAGCATCTGCGCATAGAGGAGGATGAATGCGCCCGGCAATGCGCAAGAAATGAAACCCTCCAAGCCCAGCTAGCCGAAGCGCAGAAGGACGCACATCATTACAAGGTCTGTTACGAGGCTTCGACGAGAGCGTTTGGCAATCTTACCGACCGCGCCGAGGCCGCCGTGCGCTCCCGAGATGAGATTGTAGAGGCGTTCAAGTCTTTGCTTGAAGCGTGCGATAAAGGGCGAATGGTTCCGAGGCCGGGGTGTGGAGCAGGAGGGCAAACAATAGAAGCCAATATAAAAGCCTCTGTCCTCAATGGCGTTCCTGCATGGCCCGTGGAAGAGGCTCGTGACGCCCTCCGCTCTCTCATAGAGGCGGTCGCGCCCGCGAAGCAGGAAGGGGACCCGCAATGAAATTCCATGCCGCCACTGCAATGATACTTTTCTATATATTTGTTGCGTCCTCGTTGTTTACGACAACGGACAGCGCGAAGAATGGCCTATTCATCATCTCGCAGGTATGGCTTGCTGCGTTCTGGGTAATTCGAGCGATAGACAATAAAGATCAAGAGAAAAAAGAGGACAAGCCATGATGGAATTCGTGTTTGGATACATAACGGGATTCGCGGTCTGTATGCTGCTGGATTTATTTTTATCGACGTCGCCAGAGAAGGCTAATGACAATATGAAAGCGTGGCGGGACTTTCGGGCCATGACGCGGGGCGAGAAATGAAGGAGGACATGAGCGACATTATCTTCATCGTAGGGGCGACGGCGCTCGTGTGCTCGTTTGTGCCGCCAGTCGTCATCAGCGGCGCATGTGGGTTGTATTTCATCGTGAGGGAATTGAGGAAATGAGAAAGGACACGCCATGCGAAGATTGATTATCGTGCTCGGGGTCGTGGTCGCTGGGCAGGCGATGGCGGGAGAGCCGCTCGGAATTCCGGTTTATCCGCAGCCAACCCTACCAAAGGGAACCCAGTGGATTGGGGAGTCCACGCCGTCAGCGTCGAACTGTATCGACCCGACCATGGACCCAAATCACGGATGCGTCGTGAAACTACCTGAATTCAAGACGAACTGGAAACTTCTTATCAGGATGAAGAATGGCGATGTAAGCCTAATCAAAGACCTGACGAAGAGTGAATGCGAACGCGCCAAATTCCGAATCGAATCCGCCGAATGCTTCGAATAACAAAAAGCCCCGCACAACCGTGAGCAGGAAAACGACAATGGCCGTCCATCAACACATGTGGACCCCAGACGAAGAACAACTCGTCGCAGAATGTTACGCAACCGTCGGCGCCACCGCCCTGGCAAGCCGGCTCGACCGATCCCCCCTCTCCATCCGCCGAAAAGCCGAAGCCCTCAAAATCAAATACGACCAGGCAAACCGCCTCAAAACAACATCCGGCATCCAATGGACACCCGACATGGACGCCACTCTCATCGCCCTCTGGGACTATTGGAAGCCATACCAGATCCGCGCCAAAATGGGATGCCACAGAATTCTTGCCGGAGACATCATCGCCCGCGCCATGGAAATCGGTCTGGCGCCCCGGCCCAACACCAAACCCGGCCCCAAAGGACCGCCCCCATCATGCCGGAACAAACTCACGAAGAAGATCATGCCGAACGGGATGATCCAAATCGCCCCAGGACATGTCACCGATGCCAACAGCTACGAGCTGATAATGCGCGCGATCGGGCAGCATACGACGCAGACCGAACCCAATGGTTCCGAATTCTGCTCAGCAAGCAGCTCGCTCTGATGAAGGCGCTCAACGAATTGGAGAGACGCAAATAACCATGCACCCGTTCGTAAAACTCATCGCCACAGAACGCCAAGCCCTAAACCGATCATTCGAATCCATCGCATTCGAATCCGGCGTCAACCGATCAACAATCGCCGGATGGACATCCGGGCGCTTCCCCATCGGATCCGTCGCAAACGTCGAAGCCGTCCTCAATGCCCTCGGGTATGAGCTCGTCGCACGCAAACGCGAAGACAGCCAACAATCCAACAACCCAGCCAAATAACCAGCGGGCCAAAAAAAAATAAACCAGAGGGGGATGTTTCAGGAGGGGGAGGCGTGTGCGGGGCGTACGAGCTAGAGAGATCGCTTCCGTTTTTCCCTCCCCCCGGTCGCTCGCAGGCGGATCGGCCGGGCTCAACCCC